GGTAAACTAGCTAAAATATCTAATTGATCTAAAATTTGATCTAATTGAACAGCATTATTATAAGCAGTTCTTGAGTTACCAAATTCTTCAGCATCTGCTTTACCCATCGCTTTAGCTATTTCTTTTTGGTATGGATCAGCCTCACCTCCTATATTGACCTCTGTTCCTGATTTACTTAAAATATCTATTTTGTTTGTATTTTCATTTATTTGATAAGCAAAATCGGGTTGGTAAGCTGTGCCTAATTGTTCTTTAGCTTCAGCATCTGTTAAAATTCTAAATGTATCTTTTTCTTTAGCTTCTTTTTCCCTGTCAACCTTTTTATATTCTCCAGTAGTAATGTTTTTTTGATATGCACCTTTACCTTTAAGTTCTTCTGGTAAATCTTCATCAGCTACAAATTCAAATTTTTCTGTTGTCTCATCATCGTCTAAGTCAGCTATTTGTGAGGCAACGGTTGGAACTGCTGCCATTCCTTGTCCAACAGTTCTTGCTAAAGAACCTAATGTGCTTTCTCCTGGCAATCTTCGTGCTTGTAATAATGCAGATGTAATAGGTGTTAGTAAAAGATTTCTTTTTTCAATACTAGATAAACCACCGACCTTAAATTTTTTAACATCTAAATCTTTTTTTTGTTTTTCAAGGTAAACCTTTCTAAACATAGGTCTCATTAATACTTTATTCATTACGCCCCCTGTACACCTGTAAACGCTTGAAACGCACCTAATCCTGTTCCTATAGATTGTGCTAAAGGATTAGTTTGTGGTGCGGTAGCCATTTCTATTTGAGATTGAGTTTTTGGTCCCGCTGCATAGATGTTAGATAAGAAACCTAATCTTTGGTAAGGCTCATAAGCTTGTTGTAATTGTGTTCTTCTTTGGGCATCAAGAGTTGCTTGTGCTAATTGTCTTTGTACTCCGCCTGCTGCCATTAGTTGGTTGATATCTTGTTGAGCCATACGTTGTTGTTGTGCACCTAATGCGCCTAAAAGCTGACCTCCTGATAAACCAATTCTTTGTTGGTTTTGTGCTGCTTGTAAAGCTGTGTTAAATCCTTGTGCTTGTGCTCGTCCAATTTCTGACAAAGTTCTGCCTTGAAGTTCCGCCTGTTGCACACCTTCTCTACCACCGCCAAAAGCTCCAGCACGAATAGCGTTTGCTCCTAATCTGTTTTGCATTATCTGTCCTTGTCTAGCAATTTCACTAGTTACAAATTGTTGAAAAGGATTAAAGTATTGTGATATCTGTTGAGCACCCACTGGGGCCATAGCAGACTGAACTCCTGTGACTGCGCTACCAACCGTTCCTGAGCCTACACCTGTTTGACCAGCTTGTCTTAATCCAGCTTGCTCTAATGCAGCTAATCCCGCAACTTGTTCCGCAGGTATAGTAACAGGATCTTGAGCGACCTGTCTCGCTAGATCCATTAATTCTATTTTTCTTTCTTCAATACCAGGTGCCTCTCTCACTATCTGCGTTGTTGATGCAGGTTGTGATGGTGGTGCTGATCTTCCTCCTCCGCCAAAAAAACTCATTTATCTAACCATTTCTCTAATTGTACATGTTTCTTTTTCCATCCCCATTTTTTGGAAACTTTTTCCCAACCGGGTCTGGCCCAAATGCAAAGTCTTTTACACTTATTAATCTTTGCAAATTCTGTGATTGCTGCAACAAATTGGTTCTCCCAAAGCTCACGTCTTTTACCAGTGCAAATAACTATCTCCAATTGTTGATAGTTTGGTAATTCTGTTATTCTTGTTACACCAATACCAAAAACTTTATTTTCTTCTAATTCATCTGACCCAAAAAAAATCCAACACTGCATCATATCTTTTTTAAGATATTCAAATATGTGTTTTGGATCTGCATACTTTCCTGAATAATCCAAAGCTTGTTTAACCATAAACTCTGCAAGAGGCCAAAACTTTTCTACATTGTTTGGCTCAACAGGTATTACACTTACTAGTGGTTTAATTTTTTTTCTTGTCGATGCCATTATACTCCTTTAATAAATCAAAAACTCTTTTATATTTTCTTTGTTGGTCATAAAAAAAGGCAGCACCTTTTTCTCTCATGTCTTTAATACTATTTGGATTACCACCATTTATAATACCAGCACCTAATACACCATCAGCCCTAGTTACAAATTCTCCATCTGCTAATTGTGCCAACATTGTGTCTTCATCTTTATCACCATTACCTGATCCGTCTTCTACATATCCTTGTGCTCTTACATAATTATGTGGATCATTTTCATCGTGTGATACCTTTGAAGGTAAATAATTTACACCACCTTCGTTAAATTTTCTAATCTCTGCTAATCCACCCGTTCTAGCTTTAAAGGTAGTTCTTTCGATTGCTATATTACCCATTTGTGCGTCACCCCTATTTTTTGGATCAGACTCTGGTATATAAACTCTATCATAAAATTTTTCCTCGCCAGTAACTGGATCTATATATTTCATTCCTGGTCTATTAGCAGCAAGATCTGCAACTCCTAAATTATAAGTAGGCGTAAAGATATCTATATCTTGTGGATCGAATGCTCCAGATGCATATGTTAATGCTGCAAGACCTATCCCAGCCTTCATAGGATCTATTTCTCTCTCACCTTTAATTATTTTACCATTCTCGACACGTTGTCTGGTGAGTAAATTTGGAAATTCTTTAGTTGACTCAGTACCTATGTAAGGCACGTTTTGAATAAATGGTAATTTTGAAAAAGGTGTAAATTTTTCTGCACCACTAGCAAAACCTTTAATACCCAAAGCTTCACCACCTTTTAGTATACCCTTACCACCATAATATCCTGCAGCGGCACCTATTCCTGCTCCAGCTAATCTTCCTAGTCCTGAAGCTCCAGAATCCTTTGCTTGTCTATATCCCCTGTAACCTCCGTAAGCCGCCAATGCATAGGGTAAATATTGTAACATTTAAAATTTTTCTCCTTAGATCTAAAAGCCTAATATTACCATTTTACTTATCCTTTATCAACTCATCACCAAATCGACCAGTATAAGTATGCTCACCTACATGACTTATTTCATCATTTACATAGGCATGGCATTTACCACCTGTGGCCTTCCATATCTTACAGAATGCAAAATCTTCACCCAAATAGGTCTTATCTTCTGGGTTATGTAAGGTGTCAAAAAAGTTCCACATCTCCTTTGTTTTCTGCAATTTGCCGTTAATTAAAGTATCTTGATATATCTCTTTCTCTGGATAAAACTTCTTTAATTTATCAAATACTTCTCTTTTTATTAACATAAATCCAGTAGGTGAATGAGTCACCTCAATAACATGATTTTCAACCTTAATATCACTAGCATCAGGGACACGCATAGGAAATCTGTAAAAAGCTTTTGTTTTTAAATCTTCTACAGATTTTATTCTACCCTGTTGAATAGTTTCATATCCCTTATCCCAACACATGTCTTTTAAAGGATAAGGCACAGATATTACGTCTTTATCAGCATCTAACAAATGTTGTAAGCTGTGTGGTTTAAATGCTATGTCTGAATCTATAAACAATAAATGTGTACATTTAGTTTGTAAAAAAGCTGATACACAAAGATTTCTACCTTGAGTAACTAAAGAAGATTTAAATAATTGAAACATTAGATTAATTTTATTATGCCAACAATATTTTTGTAATTCTAAAGCTGACTGAGTATAATGTATAGATACGTCAGAATGACAAGGGGTGCCAACAAAAACAGAATATTTTACATCATTAGATTTTTCTTTTTTGTCAAACCAAATAGGCTCATGATTTTGCATTTAAAACTCCTTCTAAAAAATTTGTCCATTCCATTTTTCTTTTATTCCAAGAATAAAACTTTTTATAAAAATCCTGTTGCATCTGTAAATGTTCCTGGCATCTATCGTGATGTAAGTAATCAACTACTGAATCAATAGCATATGCAAAACACTCTGACATATTTTTGTAGTTGGTATCATATTGAACATATACTGGCCATTCAGAACAAGTTTCAAACAGAGCACCATAGTTTGTGGTAATCATATGTAAGCCGGCTCCTAATGCTTCAATAGCTGATATGCAAGATGTCTCTTCCCAGTTATTGCTATATGGAAATATTTGATAATCAGTAATGTGCTCACATATATAATCGTTACTATGCCATCCTCGATAATTAACATTTTTAAGTTGTGCTGCTTGAGCATATAAAGATTTGTATTGATCATCGTTTGCATTCATGAACTGATCGCCATAAATTTTTGTGGATGAAAATACATCTAAAGTGATATTATCGTTT